AATATTTTTAAGTGTCTTTGACGCTATATTAAGGTGGGAATAGCGTATTCTAAAAATAAATATAGCCATGAATGAAAAAACAGTAAAAAAGCCCTAACTTTTTACGGCTAGGGCTTAATTAGGACTTATACGGCGCAATTCCGAGACGCTTATAAGATTTTAATTTGCATGTTGATTGCGTACCATTTGCATGAACTTTGCATGTTGCATTTGCTGACGCTTTATTACTCCTGGTTTGATAAATTCGCGTCTATCTTTAGTTTGTTCTAAGATTCCGGCAGATTTTACTTTGCGTTTCCATGCTTTAAGTGCAAATGCTAAATCTTCTCTGGTAGATCCAATTACGTTGACAGCTAAAGATTTACCTGGCACTGTTTGTTGATGTTGTTTTTGTTTTTTACTCATATAACTTGTTTATAAATTTTATGCAACCGGTTGCTGTGGTTGGTTTCTTACGTTGAATCTAAAATGTTTGATGTTTGGTAATTGCGATATGTACCCTTGAATTCGTTGAGCTTCTTTACCTGGGTTTTCTCCTAAGCGGAAATAAATGTATGCACTTTTACCTGACCCAGACAATTTTTTAGTTACTACAACAAATCCTTTTTTCTTGGTCCATTGTAAGATATCCATCAATGTTTGTTTGGATAATGCAGGGTCAATCATTACCATTTCAACTCCGCCTTGATACTCAGTAATACGATTATCTAATTGGGCTTCATCAATTTCTTCTTCGTTCGTAATTTTTACATTGCCGCCACCTTTTAAAGCTTGATCTTTAGCTATTTTAAAAATACTCGGATCATTTTTTAAAACATTAGCTGACAGTTCAACATCATTAGGATTTTGTTTTTTTACTGTTTGTTCAGTTATGCCAAAAAAGTCTCGATATAATTGTTTTAGTTTATTCATTTTATTACCTTTAATATAAAAAATATCAATCAAATATCCAAATTATTGAACATCGAAATAACGGTTTAAATGTTGTCCAATATTTTCATAACACATTGCCATTCGATCTTGTGATTCTTTTAATTCACGTGCTGCTTGTTCAAAATCACGATAATCTTCATGCATTCTTTTATTGTTCTTTTTGTGAGCAACATTAGACATCCAATCTTCGCCTTCTGTCATAATGCGGTCAGCATTTTCTACAATTCGTTTAACACGTTCAACAATTTGTTCTAAATCGCCTTTACCATATACTGACTCGCCTAATGCTGTGAAGTTTGCAACTTCTTGCATAAATGCTCTTTTTTCTTCCTTAGTCATTGGTTGTGGCTTATCTTCTAGAATTGTTTCCAAGATAAATTTTAAGTTCGGTGTTCTCATGTTATATTCTACATTTACCATCATCACATAAAATCGATGTAATAATGCTGTTTACTTTATTATATTTGTTTGTGATGGTTCTAGTACCAACTGACTCGTGCATGTGCGTAGGCCGCATAAAAGCGCCATGAGTTGAAGGATTAGAAACAAAGTCCCAACAAATCAATTCAAAATCTTCTTGTACTTCAACTGTACCCTCACTTCTTAGTTCTTTAACAGATCCTAATCCTCTAGATGATATACCTAGTGTGATACCAGCTTTGAATAAAGCCTTTAAAATGTTTCCACTTGGCGTTTCTAGAATCTGTACAGCTCCTTTTAAATCATCGCCATCCCACCAAATTTTCAAAATGTTATGTGATACATTGTTCAAGTTAACTACAGATGACTCTGGGTGATCTAATTCACCTAATGCTCTATGTTGATCAATATACTCATTTTGATATCGACGACATTCGCGTTCTAATATGTTTCTTGGATATATTCTACCATTCTGATTTTTAGCTCCAGCTCTCTGCAAAACTCCTTGTACAACAAAACCACCAGGTATCCCATATGCAGCTCCACTTGATTCAGCAAGTGAACCAATTGGTTTAAATGGCATATATTCTACTATTAGTTGTTTGTTCATGTTATTCTCCTAATGATCTTACTCGTTCTGATATTTTGATTAATCGTTCTGAAATTTTATTCAAAGCCTTTGCTGTTGCTGGTCCATAAGTTGATGATGCAATTCCGGCCTCTGTTTTTAGTTTTGAATTGTATTGTACTAATTTTTCAATTTCATGAAGTTTTTTAGCAATTTCTTGTATTGTGCTTTTTACTTTGCGTTCTGGAGATACATTTGGATCGCCTGTTGCAAATGAGCGATATCCTTCAATAAGTTGCATATATTTTTGTTCTAACGCTTCTTCTACTTTGCTAGTAACCTTTTTAGTATTGTCTGCTATGTTCGCAGTACCATATGGAGAATTTGTAAACTTAACCGGATATTCTTGTGAATTCATCATCCATTCAGCATCATCGTTTGAAAATGGAAACTTATCCTGTGCTGTTTCTTCTGCAGCTTCTGGTTGTTGATGACCAGTTTCTTTCCACTTAAATGAAGGCGGTGTATTTACATTTTCATATTTAATTGATTTGCTTTTCCATTTTCCTGGTTTAGCAAATGCTGCTGGAGTATTAAATCCTGCTACTGCGCCGGTAACGTTTTGTTCGTCTAACTCATCTTCATTGATATTAGCATCATATATTTCAATTGAATGTGAATCAAATGTAGCCAATAAATCTGCTAGTTCTGATGCATTATCTGAATAATAATAGTTAGATCCTCGCAAACTAATATCATTGTAATTCCTAGCAATATTAGCATATATATCTAATGCTTCGCGGGCATCTCGAATAGCTACTTCAATGTAATTAGTATCAGCTTGTTCATACTCAGCAAATTTGTCATCCATTTCTTTTATCAATGATCTCATGAGTGCATTCCTTTTAATTCGCGAACTAAATCAAAATAACGTAACAATGATAATACATGCGATTCTTTGATAGTTTTCATTGATTCTACATTGCAAAGCATTTCCGATAATGTGGCTACTTTAATTTTAGTTGCCGCATCAGTAATCGATTTTGCTTGTTTTGCTAAATCAGATTTAATTGCAGGGATAATTTTTTGAATATATTCACGCAATGCTGTTGTATCATTAACATGAGTAATGTATTTGTTTAGCAATTGTTTTTGCGATTCATCTAAAACTGAATATTTTTCGTTAAATTTATCAACTAAAATTTTATATGACAATAATCGCATATCTTTTGGCTGAGCTTCAAATGTTTCCATTATAGAATCAATTGATGGCTTAGCACGTTCTGTAATTATGCTATGTTCAATTATGGCCCGTTTGCATTCCATCAATTGTTTAGGATTATCTGTCTCAGCGTATTCAAAAATCATGTTGATTGATGCTAATACTTTGTAATTATTGATATGCATTTTTGCCATATCCGTAAACACAAATTTTTCTGAAATTTCTTTTACTAAATTATATCGTTGACGTTTTAACAATGATTGGTTTAATTTGTCATATGCTGATTTAACAGTACGAATATAATCTAGTGCGATAGCTTCACTTCTGAATTGTTCTTTTACTAGAGAATTATACAATTGTAATTCCTTAGATAATTCAGTGTTTCTGCCAAAATACTTTTTAATGATATCAATCGTTACTGATTTATTTGAGGTCAATGTTTCTGAGGTTAGTTTCCTCACTAACATTTCAAATAAAATACCCGTATTTTTGTATTTTGAATGTTTGATTTTCTTCATGCTATATACGATGCCTTGTCTTTTTAATAAATATGTTTGTATTATAAAATGTTGTTTTCATCTAACATAGTACCAGCATCTGAATCAGTTTGTGATATTTTACTAGATTTTAATGATTCGGTAATAATTGATACTGCTCGTTTTTTTGTTTTTAACTGCTTAAGCATTCGACTTTCAACTGCTACAGATCCAGCTTGATTTTTAAATTTTGGATCTGGCTGAAAAGCTGTTTTTTGATTTTCTGGATTGAAATCTTGTTTCAATTGTTTTGCACCTGTCGGATCCCAACCAAACTCATTTTTATGTTGACCAAATTTAATTCCTTCTTTTGGTCGACCTCCTTTATCTGGCTCTTCATTGCTTGACATATGCACTGTTGCTAAATCATGTGGCGTTCCGAAAGATACTCCGGTAACTGCTGGGTCATTCCCTTCTGTTTCAATTTGATTTTGACGGAATCTCAATTTCAAATCTTCAATAACATTGGTTCTTTCTTGCAACCATTCTTCTTCTGACATATTGAATATGTATTCGTATATGTATTTGTCAGAAACTAATTTGCTATCTTTCATTGCATTTGCTAATGTAATTTTTTCATTCATTAATGCAACTTTTTGTTGATCATATATAATAGATGGTGCTGTTAATTCTAATTCAAATCCAACTAATTCTTCACCTTCGAATCCTTGTGAATATAAATGCACTATAGCAATTTTAACTAGCTCAGAACAAACAATTTTTTGAATACGTTCAATTGTTCTTGCAAATCGAATATCCATGGATGCTAATGTAGTTTTACCTTCAACTGCTTCAGCATATCCTAAAAATGGTTTAGGTATTTTAAGAGCTGCCATCATTTTATCTTTGATGTACTCAATATCATCCATTCCGGTAAATGTCATACCAGGCAATGTATCAATCTGTGTAGATGATTGACCTCCACGCACTGGCAAGTAATAATCTTCCAACATGTTGTTAAGATTAAACTTTAAATTGTAATTTCCTGTTTGTGGATCAACGTGTGGAATTTTTTTCATTTTGTTGATAATTTGTTCCATGAAACTATCAACTTCATTAGTTGGAATATTACCAATATCAATTTTAAAAATACGTTTTTCGGGCGCACGCATGATTCTGTGAATAAGCATAGCATCTTCCATCATCATTAATTTTTGGAATTCTTTGCGGGCTCCTTCTAACATTGATCTACCATATGGTAAAAAGTTAGAATCAGATAGCATACGGAAATGTGCAATTTCAAAAACATCATACGTCATTTGTTCAGATGCAATATTTTTAAATTTGATATCATATTCGCCGGTGGCTTCATTGTATTCTTCCCAACGCTCCATTTCATAACTTGAAAATGGTCGAGCATTTAATACTCCGATTTCATCTGCGACATCTAATTTTAAAAAGAAATCTCCATATTTGGTCATGTTTCTAATCCATGTCCATAAATTGAATTCAATGTTTAATACATCATAAAATAAATTATAAAGTATTTTTTGAACACGGGTATCATTAGTTTTAATTGTTAAAATTTCACCAAATTGATCTGCGAGTGTTGATTCATCTGAATAAATGTCTAAGGCTGATGATATAATTGGATCTTTGTCCATCATCTCGTAATCAGCATATAGTTGCATGCGGTTTTGATGCATGTAATAGTTGGAATCATATCCACCCATTCCACCAACTCGATGTTTATTCGCTCCGTGCAGTCTTGTGTATCTATCTGCTACTTTACTCTGACCTAAATTTCCAACTGATTGTAATCGGTTTGTATCAACTACGCGAAGTTGATCTTTTCCATATGCTCTAACAATTACATTGGTACTAAATAGATTCTGTAAACGTTTTCTTAATGACGCCATATTTTCTTTTTTATATAAATATAACTAAGTATAATCTATGGTGTTTTTATTTGATAAGCCAGGTTAAGCTTTCGTCATTATAACCATTATTCCAGGTCCAACCCGTATCTTGATTGTTTCGATTACCAGTATAAATTACATTGCTAGATTTTTGAAATGATGATAAAGCTCGTTTATTTAATTCAATTCCTTGTTGGCGCAATTTCAAAGTAGAATCTCGAAGCCACAGTCCAATACAGAATGACATTACTAAGTCATCATTATAGCCTTGCTGTGCTTGGGCTTTACCATTTAACCATATGAATACCAATAGTTCTTGTATGAGCCTCTTACTACGAATTATAGGTGTTTTTTCGCGCATATACATTTCTAATGCAGATATCATTAATGGTCTAGTACGAGTTGTAGTTGATACTCCAGGAACCATTTGGCTCTTATCTTTCATATCATAACCTTTTTTCAATTGAACATCAGCATCAGTGTATCCGTCATCTTTATATGTATAATGTAGATTCTGGTATCCTCTATCAAGAGCTGGTTGAATAGCGGCCCAACCGATATTTGCATTTTCAATTGCTAGCAATGCATTGTTCCATTCTGTTGCAACAGTTACTAGCATATGTCCGAATTCATTGGGTGGAATTTTTCCTTTATACTCCGCAACCTGTCGAACATCTTGCACATCGAAAATATGAAAAGCTGAGTAATCTCCTCCATCGCCTCGGGCAACGTCAGCTACTACTAAATAATCTCGTTCATAGTTAGGATATTCCCAAACCCAATAATTTCCATCAAATCCGCGGCGTTCGATTGGGTCAATGGTTTGTGCATCATATTCTAGTAATAATGGACCATCAACCACAGTGTGACCAGAACTAACAAAGTCACAGTCACATTCCTGTGCAGCTCCACGTTCACCTAATAATCTAGTTTGTTCATCTCGCCAATCTTGATCTCGTTCTGGATGCACTGTCCAATGCAGTTTAACTGTATGGAATCCATTAATATCTGCTTCAGCATCTGCCCATGTTTGATGGAACCAGTTACCCACACCATTCGGAGTAGATAATACTATTGCACCCCCACCCGTTGATAATGTAGCTTGTGATGCAATCCATATTTCTTCAATGTTTCGAATAAATGCGGCCTCATCGACAATTAATAATGATAATGCTTCTGAACGTGCTCCTGTACCCGCAGATGATACTGCTTTGATTTGTGAGCCATTTTTAAATTTCAGTGATAATTTGTTGTCTGCCTCAACAGTACCCTTTAACCAACTAGGCAAATTATCATGCATGACTCTTACTTTGGTTACTAGGTTTTTTGCAACTTCTTGTGTTGTTGCAATAACTAATACATTGAAGTCTTCTGCAAATAACATTGACCATAGTGCAAACCCTGCCGCTAATGTTGAAATACCTAACTGACGTGATTTTAATATTACATTGTAACGATTATCACGTAATTCTGTCAATGAATCTTCCTGAAATGGAAACAAATTAAATTTAATCTTTCCGCGTTTAGGATGTTGGATATAACAATAATTTCGCATAAAGAATACAGGATCTTTAGCACACATCATGTACTGTTGCTGTATTATTTGTTTAATATTTGGTGCAGGCGTTGCCATATTTTACTTAGTTAGGTATATCACTGCAGATGTTGTTACAACACCTCCTATAAACCATATAGCCGGACGATCGTACCATTTTGGTTTAAATAGTTTTTCTCGTTCAATATGCATGTTTATATTTTCTTGCAATAGTGCTACTTGTTTAGTTGTATAATTTAATTGCAAAGAATCTAATCGAATTAGTGATTTTTGTTTTTCAATCAATGATTTTTGTTCACTAATTATTTGATCATTGATATCCGATAATTGATACAATGAATCCAATGTAAATGAAATATCTAATACTTGTTCCTGTGTAAAACATGTGTCAGGAATTTGTGATAATCCAATTACTGGTATTAAAAACAATATGATCAATAAATTCTTCATTATTTTTTAGGTTTTCTATTACGTTTTGTTTTAGCTAAAATGTTTTCTTTAGCTTCAGCCACTGTGCGTTTTTCTACAACAATATTTTCTTTAGCAGTTTCCAATGTCTCAATCACAACTTCTTGTTTAACAATTTCTTGTTTAACTTCTTCACGTTGTTCTTCGATTACTTCAATTTTGCCTTCAAGTTCATCTACTTGTTGTTTGTTATCCGAAATTGCTTCATCTAATTCTTCTCGCTTTTTTGTTGAATTATTATTCATCATGAATATAGTTCCTGCGATTGCTGCAATTACTCCGATAATTGCTAGCCAGTATTTTTTAATTGTTTTCATGTTTATTTGATTGTTTGTCTAGTTGTTTTAAAAAATTTTCTTTGAATATATTGAATTGAGATTGAACTGTTTCCTCAAATTCTTCTGGTGTCATTTTTGCAGACCATGATTCAGTTTCGCCTTCTGAATTAGTAACAAATTTAGATGCCGTCGTATATGCTTCTTTTAACATTTCAACATCTCGCTCTGCTGATGCTAACCACGCTAATGCATTTTCTCGAATTTTTTGTTGTTCATAGTCTTCAAATTGACCATTAACTTTTAATTCGTGTTCCATTTCAATTGTGCAATCAAAACACATTCCGTGGATTTTTCTCATTTTTTTATCTAAATGATGTGTTCCCGCACATGTGCATGTTTCTTTGCGGCAATTAGGGAATGTTCTTAATTCTTCACGCACTGATTGCAATGCGTCTGAATTCTTTGTTCTTTTAATTCTAAAACCTTCACACTGCTCAATTACATATGTAACATTAGTTGTAGGATCAGTTTCTTCCCACTTATCACCAACGGCATATTTTTTATTAGTTTTAGCAGTTGCTGCCGAATCAGAAAATCCGACAGTCTTTCTAGTTTGAAATTTATGTGTTCCTTGTAACATTTCTGTTACCGCTTTCACGTTTTGTAACTTTTTTGACATATAACTTGTTATTAAATATTATTGTTCTGGTTGAACTGGCGTATTTTCAATAGTAGCTAATTTCTTAGATGCTAATTGACGTAGCAATTTATAAAAATTTTGCAAATCCTCAGGCTCAGCTTCTTTCAATGCTAAATTAAATACTTTTGACAATGTTTTAATTCTTGCAATATTTCCACCATCTTCTCGTAATTGATCTACAAATTTTTCAATTGATATGGCTTGTTTTGTTTCAGCATCCATTTCTGGCTCAGGTGCTGGGGCAGCTGGTGCTTCGGGAGCTGGTGCTGCAGTTGGATCTGGGGCAACTTCTGGGGCCGGTGCTGCCGTTGGATCTGCTGGCACTTCGGGTGCTGCGGTTGGATCGATTGGCTCTTCATCTTCTGGAGCAATTTGTTCATTGATAACACGCTCAATCTTTCGACGAACATATTCTCTAACTACTCGTTCTGCTTGCTCTCTAGTTAAGTTTTCAATTTTATCAGATAACACATCAGCCACTTCTTTTGCCTCATTATCTTGACGTTTTGTTAAACGCTTCAATGCAGTTTTTGGATCATAATCGGCATCTTCTAAATCTTTATATAAACGATCGTCAGCTTCATACTTAGGAACTAGATTTCCATTATCTATTACTTCTTTATCAGTTTTACGCAATAAATTTGGTAATTTTTCACCTGCAGATTTTGGATTCATTTTTTCATCCTTATCGTCCATTGTATAATCTTTTATATCTTTGCGATAAGTAGGTTTTTTATTTTCTGGTTTTTTGTATTTGCTTTTGTGTTTTTCAGCCATTTGAAATATCCTATTTTTATATAAATATTACCTTGCGTACTTTAATACCCCTAATAGTTGGTTAACCGGAGCAAAGGCGCCTGTCATCTTATATGTGTTTCCATGAAATGTAAATACAATTCCTTCGGTTGGTACAATTGAATCAAATCCTCCTAATTTTTGTATGCGGCGAAGTTCTTGTTCTAATTTTTGTATGGTAGCAGGATCTCCCTTTGCTTGCAAATCTTTAATTAATTGAGCCAGATCTGTTTTTATTTCTTGCACAGTCTTATTTGGATTGGCTGCTAAATAATTAGTTGCGTTCTGCAATACCAAAACTCCCAATCTCAAAAAGATTGATTCAAATGGTTCTAGGTTTTGTTTTTTATATTGTTTAAAATCTTTTTTGTCAAAAGCATCAACCCATGCTAAAAATTCTGGATTTGTGATTTGTTTTTTAAGCACCGATATATTTGTTGATTTATCATCAAATGCCCAACGATATGTTAACGTGTTGACTAGTTCGTCTGGGATATCATATCCTAATTGTTGAGCCTTTGTTGTAATAACATCACGCCACCATGCTTTGTGATATTCACTGATTAAGTCTGTATCTTTAAGATTATATTTTTGTTGTAGCTGATTGATTTCATTGAAGAATGCGGCTTGCTGATCTTCAAAATCATATACCCGTCCTAATTTAATTCGTTGCGGCGGAATAAATGAAAATGTTTTTTGCATATGTGCATTTGTTTCTTGAATAATTTTTTGCATCATAGCGCCGCCGGTTAAATCAGTTTCGACTACATTTCCTTTTTCATCATATTCAACTAAATTATGAAATTGTAAGTGAGCTTTATCATATGCAATTACATTTTTAGTTGCTGGATAAATAATTTCCATGTTAGCAAATACTCGACCATTTTTGAATATTTCATTTAGTTTGTTTTCTGGTATTGATCTAAATGATTCTGTCAAGTCCTCAGCACACGCTTGATATGCATCTACAACTGTTTGATAATTTTCACCAGCTGCAGCTCCATTTTTTGCA